GTATCCCTGTGGCCCTTGTAGAAAAAAGGGGTGCCGGGGGGGGTGCCTGTCACCATGTGCGTGATGCGGGCATGTTCCGTGCGGCATCAACTGGTTTGGTTCCGCGCCTGCTGTTGCATGATCTGTGAGCGGGCATCATGTTCCCTGTGTCCTCGCCTAAGTGGGGAGCTACTGACAGGGGGACGATGTGGTCAATGGTGTCTGCACCGGGCTGCCCGCACAACCAGCACAGTGTGTTGGTTTCCAAGATGCGTTTGCGTTGCTGTTGAAACTTGCGTGTGGATCGTCCGGTGTATTTGCTTGGCATGCGTTCACCGTGCGTGTTTATGCTGCATTGTGTGCAGTGTGTGCAGTTTGTACGCGGGTGGGGTGTGTGCCGCCGATTTCAAACGTCAGACACACACCCCTGATTGAAACAGATAGTAAATGGTTGCGTGTAGTAACGCCACCTTTACTGTTGTGTTTGTTGGGTTCTCAGGTTGTCACCATGTCACCAGTTGCTTGCCGTGTGCGTTGCATCATCCATGTGCCCCGGTCTGTGGTGGCCCGTGCCCTAGCCCATGAGCGGTGACACGCTTGGCATAGTCCGCTGCGTAGCCTGTCGTTTCCTTTGCTGGTTGTGTAGTGATCGCAGGTCAGGCATTGGTTGTTGGGGGTTGGTGTTGCGGGGTGTGCGGGGTTGGCCCATGTGGTGATGATGCGGTGGATTGCGGCAGCGTTTGCCAATGATGTTTGTGTGGCGTGTTTCAGTTGGGTTAGGTCTGTGCGTGCTGCGTCTTTGCTGTTTAGGTAGCGTTCTAGTCCTGCGGGGGTTCCGGCTTGTGTGAGGGTTGGGGCTGCTCCTGTGCCTGCGGTGTTGGTTGGGAATCCGGGTTGGTTGTTTTGTAGTTCGGTGATGGCTTGTTGTATTTGTTCGGTGATTTGGGTGAGCAGTGTGATGGTGGTGTGGATGTTGACTAGTAGCTGTGGGTTGTTCATGTCGGCCTTTCAGAACGGGTTGAATGGTTGGGTGGGTTGCGGGGCTGGAACTGTTTCGGTGGGTGCGGAAAGGTTCGGTGTTTGGGGTTCTGTTTTTTGGTCCCATTGAACTGTTTCACGCGCCCCTTTTTGTAAAGGGGCGGCGCGGTTGTAACAGTTCGATTCTGGCAACTGTTCCGCTTCCGGTTGTATCAGTTCGGCGCGGTTGTAACAGTTCGGTTCAGTGTGTGGTTGTTGTGGTTGTTGTGGCCCTGTTGGGTCTGTGATTGTGAGCGTGTCGATGGGGTCAAATGCTTTGATTAGTGAGAGGTTGAACCCCCCGCCTTGACCTGTTCTCACGGTGCGTTCCACATAACCTGTGGCAATCATTTCTTCCAGTGATGCTTTGACTTGCCGGGCGGGTATCGGGGCGCACGCTTTGATCAGTGCGTTTTGGGTTTGGGAACCCATGCCCAATGTCCGGCTGATGATTTCCATTGCCTCATTGGGTTGTGTGTGTTGGGGGTCTGTGACTGTGACATGCACACCGGTCTGTGTGTCTGTGACTGTGATGTTGGCCACGATGCTGCCGTGCTGGTAGTTGCCGTGTCTGTCTTTGGCTACGGTCAGTTTCAGTTTGCCTTCCATGCCTTTGGCGGGCGGGGTGGTTGCGTCCACCCGGTATGACGCGCCATCGATGGCAGCAAGTTTGCGTTGTGATCCGATGGCAAACCGTTTGTTGGATTCGTTTGATTTGGGCACATGGTCTAGCAGTAGGACGGTGGCCCCGGCCCGGGTGATGCGGCGGGGCACTTTGCGGAACCATGCTGCGATTTCTTCGTCAGCGTTGGGGTTGATGCCGTCCATGCTGACTGCCTCGCCGGTTGAATCGATGATGCACAGGCTGATGTTCAGTGTGATGATGAGGGTTTCAAGGTAGTGCCCGGCCCGTTCGGTGAATGGCATTAGGGGGCTGATGTAGGTGAACAGTTCCACTAGTTGTTTGTCATTGCATCCAAGTTGCCGCATCCGGTCGGTGACACTGCCGGGGTGATCTTCGAAGTCGAGGAATAGGACGCGTTGCCCTTTGTTTATTTGTTGGGCTGCGGTGGTCATGGCCACCCATGTTTTGCCGCTGCCTGATTCCCCGTACAGTGCGTTTATTCTTTGGGGGTAGAACAGGCACGCCCCGTCTGCGCGTTGCAGTAGCTCAGGTTTTACGGGTTCCCATCCGGCTTTGATGATGGCGGCAAGGTCGGTTGGTTCCCATCCGTGTTGCAGTTCGGGGTCATCTGCGGGTGGTGTGTTGGTTGGTGTGGTTGGTGTGGTGGTGGGCAGGTTGTTTTGCCATGTGTTGAACGCTGCGTTGTCTAGTTCGTTTAGGTGTTTCGCTGCCGCTGACCTGTCACCTGCGTGATGTCGGCAGGCGTAGTACCCGAACCGTGAGTACGCGGCTTCGGGTAACCAGTCAATGGATGTGGTGAACACCCGCATCATGTCTTGCTGATTCCACCCTACGGTTGCGCTGGTGCCGTCACGTTCGTCTTTGCCGGGCCGGGTCCAGTGCTGTTCACCTGACCGGTCTGTGTGTGCGAGGGTCCAACCGTCGTCTGTGAGTAGCCCGGCCCACGTTGTCCGCTGGTTGTATCGGGCGGCAACAGAATCGTCAGGTGCCGTGATTGCCCCCTGTGTGCCCGTGTGCTGCGTTGCGGGGGTTTCTGTGTGGGTGAGCATGTGCAGCAACCATCCGGGGGCAGGGGCCACTGCTGAGGGTTCACCACCAACCCATGTGTAGGGGGTGCCATTTGCGTGAACTGTTGGGGGGGCCACGCACTGCCCACCTGCCCCCCGCACATCGATGCCGGGGCCTAATCTTCTGCCTGCATCGTTCCTGATTTCGATGCCATCAGGGTGTGTGAAGTAATAGTGAACCCCGCCGCTGCCCGTCAGCACTGTGGCAGTGTCGGGAAGTGGCCCGTATGCCTGTTCCAGTTCGTGAAGGGTTTCGTCTCCAGTTTTACCGTTTGAAATGTCCACATCTAGAATGAACAGCCCATTGCCTGTGGCGACCCCGACCCCATGCCCGGTGTACTGGTTCGCAAACCATTGGTGGATTATTTCAAGTTCGGTAGTGGCAACGTGCTGCCATGAATGCATTGGTGGCCTTTTGCCCCCGGGAATGATTGGGATGACGGGCCAACCGTTTGCTGCGTATGTTTCTGCGTAATCGATTACGTCATCCATTGCTGTCCCCAAACAGTGTTGATGGTTGGTTGTGGTGTTGTTCGCGTGCCCATTGCACCCGGCCTTCAATTATTGGCAGGTAGTCGGGGGTCAGTTCGCAACCTATGGCGTTGAACCCTTCCAACACTGCTGCAACAAGTGTGGTGCCTGACCCTGCGAACGGTTCCAGCACTGTGCCGTTTGGTGGGGTGACTAGGCGCACAAGGTAACGCATCAACGCTAACGGTTTCACGGTTGGGTGATTGTTGGGTGCTGGTGCCGGTGCTTTGCCGTGTGTGACTTCGTTGAACCCTGAACCGGGTTTGCCACCCCCGCCAAAGTCTGTGTGTTTCAGTTCCAGTGCGTCTAGCCCTGCGTTACGTTCGGCCCGTGACGCTTTCGGGGTGAAGAAGTATTTGACCCAATCTTCCACCATTAGTTCGTTGGCAATTACATTGGCAGGCCAACGCCCTTTTGCGTTGTAGGTGGGGATTTCTTTGCCAACTAATGATGCAGCACCAAATGCGCCATCAATCGCACCGGCACTGTGTTGTTGCCGTTGCACTTTGTCAGGGTCATATTCATCACCCATGTCAATGCGTGCGCTGTCAATGTTCATGGCACCAGTGCCGTGCTGCTGCACACTTTCAGCAACTGTTCCATTCAATGGTTTGCGTGCAACCACGATTGGTTCATTGGCTGGTTTCAACGCAGTGCCCCAACCGTCCCACTGTTGTGCTGCATCAGTTGCCGGTGCAGTGATTTCAAAAACGTCTTGCATCACGGTGTTGCCTGCACCAGTGCCGTCAGGTTGGTGAAAACCTGAACGCATTGTTTTGCCGTTTCCGGTCAGTGGCCGCGTTGCAACAACTTCACGTTTTGCACCGGCTTTGCGGTCAATTGATTTTGAAACGTTGTGTGATTTGGGGAACCCGGACGAATACAACCACACGATGCAGTCACGGATTTCAAACCCCGCATCCTCTATTGCACAGGTCATGCGGTGATAGGTGCGTGTTCCACCGAACGCAAGCATGTGCCCGCCCGGTTTCAGGACACGCAAACATTCACGCCACAAGGCAACGTTGTACGCAATGCCTGATGCGTCCCATTTCTTACCCATGAACCCAAGTTCATACGGCGGGTCAGTGACAATTGAATCAACTGATTCTGTGGGCATGGCTGCAATCAGGTCACGGCAATCACCCAACCTGATTTGAACGTGCGGTTGTTCATCCATTTTTGTCAATGCCAATTGGGTTGCCGTGATCATCCAATGTGACTGTGATGCTGATTGCCGCACCCAACAGTGCGCGCCTGCCGTCACCTAAACAACCGGGGCAGCCGTGCATGCCCGCCCGGTGTGCCACCCTGCAACCGGCTTCAATGATGCATTCAGCCGTTGGTGCCATCGTCCACATTGATGTTTCCATTTGTTTCCCCTTCAGGTTTCGGTTTTGTGTAGTTGGTTTGGTAGTTCGCTTTGACTGTTTTCATGGCTTGTTGCGCGTGTTTGTGTGCGCATTTGGTGCTGCAAAACCTGCGTGACAGGCCATACCCCCTGCCAATGTTCACCAATCGTGGGCAGTTCGGGCATTTCATGTTTGTCCCCCAATGTACGGTTCAAGTATTTGGTCAACTTCTGTGATGATGCGTTCATTGACGTACACCAGCGGCGACATGAGCAGGTGAGCCAACCGCCGGTTTTCTGTGCGCAACCGTTCAATTTCTGTGATTGCGTAACGCAACCAAATGGGGTCAATGGGTTGTTTGGATGTGGCCACGGTTTGCAACTGTTCCAAAAGGTCAAGCACCGTTGCCCCCGTTGTTGTCTAGTGCGGTTTGGATTGCTGCACGCACAATGTCAGCTTCACGTTTTTTGATTAGGTACCACGGTCGCACCATTTTGGTTGCAAGGTCACGGTCAAGAATGATTGCCACAGTGTCAACCAAAACGCATTCAGGGCAGCAGGCAGGATGGTAAACCACATCACATGAACACCCATTAGGTTCAGTTTCCGGGCACCCGTCATTGTGGCCAAAGTGCGGTTCATCTTCCAGTTCAATGGGCCAACCGCATACTTCACAACAAACTTCAAAGTTGTCACTCATTATTGCCATCCGTGTTTGCGTGCGCATCCGGGCCAGTCACGCATTGACCCCCGGGCTGCGGTTCGTGTGCGTTCAGCAATGTCAATCTGCTGTTCACGGGTCGCAAGGTACGCATCAGGCGCGTAGGCAAGCCCACCCATTGCCCGCCATGTTCCAATGTGAAACATCAGGCCACCGGAAAACCCCCCGGCAACGGGTTGGTGTGACCAGTTGCCGCTGCTTTCGCAGGCGGCGAGGGTGTCCCACATCGTGGCGTCAGGTTCCGTGTACCGGTATTCCGTGACAGTTGTTGTTGTGCTTTGCACCCGTAAAATCTCGAGATTTTGCAGGTGCTGTACCAGTGTCTGCACCGCCTGTGCGGGTGCCCCGTACTGGTCCCCATAAACATACGCGACAGGTTCAGGCTCAGGGTGTGGTGCCGGTTCAACTTTGGTTGTCGTGCCCGTAGTCAACATCAGGACTGCAACCCCGATGATGGCGATGGTGTTTCGTCTAATCTCATCCATTGCAATTTGTTCCCTTTCCGTTTCGTACAAAACGCACACGAAACTTCACGGATGGTGATGCCGGTTGTGTAAACGTGCCCGCAACGGTCACAAAGCCATGTTTGTTTCATTGCGGGTTGGTGAGCGTGGCCCACACATCCAGTGTGGCCAACGTTTCTGTCAAGGTTTGGTTGCTGATCACAATTTGCCATGAACCTTTTGTGCGGGTCCGTTCAGCCCCGGTGATCGCAGTGAGTGTTTGCGCCATTTGTTCACCGGTTTCTGTGATGTTCTGCAACAGGGCTGTTTGTTGTATCAGTTGCGCGGTTGGTTGCGGGTGCTGTTCGTGCCATTGATCAAACAGGGCAAGCATGCGCGTGTACGGGTCAGGTCCGTGTTGCATCAGCCCATTTTTTCTGTGACTGGTACACCCAAACTTGTTGCCGCCCGTTGCGCTATCTGCAACGCGTCAACCAAAATTGGTTCATCACGCACAAACACCCAATCAGCGTTGCGCACAACCGCTATCACAAACCTGCCGGTGCTGCGGTCCTTAGATACTTCAATCCTTGTTTGATTCTTGCGCACCGGGTTGTTTCCATTCAGGTTGTGTTTGGATAAAAAACTGACCCCCAACAAGCCCGTGCATGTTGGGGGTCAGAATAAACCTGCACCGGATTGGCATGAACAAAACCAACCCGGTGCAGGTAAACCGTTAAATCAAATCATCCGCATCAATGCTGATTGCAGGCGGCGCGTACTGAGCCCGCCAAGTCTTTGATGGGTTGTAACCCTTCACCTTCGCAGGCTCTTCACCGGTCCATTGGATGGCGAGAACACCACCGACTTCGGGCACCTGCCCGGCAGCGGCAAAGCATTTCTTGACTGCCGTGTACATGAAACCCTTTGCAAAGATGCGGGTATCCTCACCCGTGTCAGGGTTCACGCCACTGAACACAAGCTGCCATTTGGGTTCACCGTTACCCCACGTTTCCGGTTCACCGGTCGCGAAGTTGGTTACCTGCTGCTTTGTTGCCGTGGCAATGCGCACCTTGTGTGTGTCGCCAATGTTTTCCCATTTGGCAACGTCACCTGATGTTGCGTTCAGGTCACTGATAATTGATGGATCGATGGACATTGTTGGTTTCCGTTTCTGTTGTTTGTTTGCTGCCACTGGTCAACGGTTGACCGGTGGCCAATTGCCAAACAGGTACACCGTTGCGTTGTCGTTCCACATTGGAACCAAACGCCCCGCTGCAATGTGTTCAGCAACACCCTGCACATCGCGGGCCTGTTGAATGGTTAGCCCACCCAACGTGTCCCCCAACGCGTCTGCATTCTTACGCTGCTCACCTGTAGCAATAGCAATTGCCGCCAAAATGATTTCAACGTCATCAAAATGTGCCAACGCAACCAGTGCCTTGCACACTTCCATGCGGTGTTCAGTTGGCTTGCCCCCGTGCCCGGACAGTCGGATGTTCCGATTGGCTTTCGTGCAGGCTTTCATTGTGGTTTTCACAATGGCCTGACAGTTAGCGGGCAACGCCTCAGCCATAGCGTTCACACCCGTTATTTCATCCTGTGTGACCGTTCTGCCTTCATCTGCGGCAGGTTTGCGCAATTCCTTCACGGGGGCTTCAGGGGCCACTGTGGTGGAAATGGTGGGGAACGGTAGACAATGCTGCTTTTCTATCTCAGCTAGGGCAACGTCTACCTGTTCACGCTGGTCAGGTGTGATGGGGTCACCTGATTTCAAGGTTGGCACACCCGTTGGCCACAGGTAACCAACCATTTGTTTGGCTTCAGGGTGGCCAACAATCACCTGCAACCGTTGCCGTGTCGATTCAACCCACAAGTCGCCGAGCGCCACAGGGAAAGGTTGCAGGGCTTTGGCTTTGCGAAACCTAATCACATCCAACGCTGTGCCCAACGCTTCAGCCCCAACGGTCAGGTCAAGCCAATGCAGGGTACAACGCGCACTGCCCGGTTCAACATGCACAATCACTGCCCGTTCCCTGCTCACCTGCGGCATCGGTTCACGGGTATCTTGTGACCCGTCAGCGGCAAGCCCCTGCGTGTAGATGGCGTCAGCCTGCGAATAAATCGCCAACTGGATTGCCCACGCAAGGTTTCCGTAGTCAAGGTTTTTGGTGTTGCCTGTTTTGTTGTCGAACAGGAATAGTTCACCGCCGATTTCAAGCACCCCGTCAAACGTTCCGGCAATCTTCAGATCATCCAGCACCACGATGCGTTCAACGTATTCAGGCAGCACCCGGGCACCGGCTTCACGCAACGTTTGCAGCACTGCGGCAATGTCTGCTGCGTGTTCTGCCGGGGCAACGTAATCAGGGTTCGTGTACGCCTGTTCCAGCATGGCGTGAATGGCTGTACCTAATGCGCTTTTGGCGTCCTGCCCACCGGCTTCAGCGGCACGCCTGCAAACCGCATCAATGGTTGCCTTGTCGTCAGGTTCAGCGGCAACCAGTGTGGCCATCAGGTCAGGGCGGGCGGCGAGTCCTACCGCTGTAACCCGGGCTTTCCAAACCATCAGCCCGCCCATGTCGTCAATCACTTTGGCCACGTTTGTGGCACGCGTGTACCCCCGGGCCTTGCCCCCGTCAGGGCCAACTACGGAATACCTGCCGTTGCCGTCCCTGCGTGCGCCATCGGTCAAGGGCTTGCCGATCATGTCTGTCATTGTTTGTTTGCTCCCGTTTAGAATGGCCTGATGTGGCCAATGGTTTTGTTTGTTTGTGAACTGGTAGGTGTGTCAGGCCAGTGGTTCATCAGCCGTGGCAAATGGTGGGGCTTTCTGATCGTCCTAGTTCATTCGTACCCGTGGGCTTTGTTTGCTGTTCTCACTGATCAGCCCGGGTTTTTGGCCATGTTCGCCATGTGGCAAATCGTGAACGGTGCCGGTGCTGTTCGCTGGTATCGGAACCGTACCAACCCGGTGTGACAGTCAAAGGTTGCTGCGTTTGCTGTCACGGTATTTGTTGACAGCGAACGTGTGCGCCTCACGGCACGCATCGCACCGGCACCCTTTGACGTACCCCGAATTAGTGCCGCAAGAAACAAACAACGCACGCTTGCGGGGCGGGGCAACGTTCACCTTCCGTTGTTCAGGTGTCATGCCACCCCACACCCCGAATTCCTCATTGTTAGCCAACGCGTACTGTTGGCATTCCATAACCACCGGGCAGGTGCAACACAACGCCAACGCTGCATCAATGGCAGTTAGGTTGTTGTTGTTTGCGTAGAACGTTTTGCCCATGCCTTTGCATGCGGCACGGTCAGCCCACCGGCCCGGTGCGTTTGGGATCGTGGGCACAATCAATACCCCGCTGTTTCCATAGCCCGATGCCGTTGCAGTTCAGCCCGCAGGTTGGTGTTCAACTGTTCCAAGTAATCGATGCGGTCCAAACAAACATGCAACGCATCGGCAGCATCTAAGAACAGTTCCATGTCAGGCATTTCAGCGTCAGCAGCATCCTGCAACGTGTCCCACATGCGCTGCAGCGTTTCCAAATTGAATGTTTCCATGTTCAACCTTTCATTAGTTTCGCTAAAGTTTCCAATGTCATCGTGACAAACCAGTCACCCGGGTCAGCTTTGCCCCGTCGTTTATGAACAACCACACCGCAATCACGTTTGGCGTTGTCAGCCTGTTCCTGCACCTGATTGCACCAACCGGACAAATCCACTTTGGCAACGTTCTTTACCTGCACCGCAGGCAACGGGGGTGGCAACCACACATCACCAATGTCAGCGTTTGACCCGGCAGGAATGCGTGACGCGATGAACCCGGAACCTTGCAGGTAGCGGGTCACTTCGCGTTCAGCTAGGTCACCTTTTTGTTTGTTTGCGTTGGCCATCAAAACCCCCGTGTTATCGCATACGCGTACAGCATGAACAGGGTGACGATTACACCAACCGCAATGAGCGGTGCCGCCTGTTTCATGTCAATCACCTGTGTTCAGTTTGAAGGCGAGCAGCAAACCGAAAATCAGGGTTCCGACAATGGCCACTGGTGTCAGCCAACCTTGCCCGGCAAGTACGTCAGCCAACCAGTTGAACACCATGAGGACAACCACTATTGCAATTAGGGCCAACACAATGCGTGTTGATTCTGCCCGGGTTGCGGGCTGCAAAGGTTCACAGGTGTGCCGGTTCAAATCTGCCACACGCTGCGAGGCTGACCCCGCATCGAACCTTGCACCGCACATCACGCACCGCATCTTTGCTGTCACCTGACACCCGCCTTCAGGTCAAACAAACGTGCCACCATGTCATCAACCGGTGTGGATGTGTCCAACAGTGCCGCCCAAATGTCAGCATCATGTGACGGGTCGAGGCACAAGGCATCAAGGATTTCATCAACCGCATTGTTGATGGTTTCCAACGCATCCTTTTGCAGTATCTCAGACATGACCCGATAGGCATCAGCCCTGTTGGTTGCTTTGATCCCTTCACGGAAAGCATTGATACCTGCTGCCGTGCTTTCGTAGGCCCGTTTCATTTCAGACATTTCAAAACCCCCCATCGGTTTCAAGGTTCGTGGCATGCACCAGCTTGTTGATGATGTCCAAACAGATTTCAGAAACCATTTGGTATTCGTCCTGTGAGACAGCAGAAATGTCAGGGTGGTGTGCCATGCGTTCAGCGTTCACAAACGCTTCAGCGAGAACACGCCGCAACCTGATTGATTGGTGGTATGTGATGTCAATGTTCATTTGGTTTGATCCTTCAGTTGGTTTTGAATTTCAACAATGGCTTGCTTGTTGATGCGTGATTGACCTGATGGCATTTGTGTTGCGTGAATGTAGCCCCGTTTGATCCAGCGGCGCACAGTTTCCGGTGAGACCCGCAACATGCGGGCAGCCTCCCCGGTTGTGATCAGTTCGGTTTTAGTCATGCGTTCACCGTTTCAATGACCCGCACGGAATACGGCATACCAAAATTGACAGCTAGGTCATGGCCAAATTCTTCAGCCCTCACCAATTGGATTGCTTCAGCTTTCGTTTCGGCAACCACAGTGACTTGACGGGTGTGGACTTCTTTGAATTCAACAAGATGGCATTTCATGTTTTGGTTTCCTTTGCTGGTTGGTTTGGTTTGGTTGCCGGGGGTTTGACCCCCCGGCAGGATTGTTCAGGCGTGGTTTTTGATGATGCGGTTGATGGATCGCACGCACTTGTTGCAAACGTCCATGCCTTCAACTGTGTCAGCCAATTCACTGATTTGAACAGTCATTGATTTGGTGATGTTGGCCCGGCCCGTGTTCCAACCCCCATCAATTGAACATGATGGGCGGTTTTGGTACATCAGATGTGTTTTGGTGCCGGTTTTGGTGGTGCCAATTTCAACGGTGGTTGCGGTGTGGTTCATGTGTCCAGTTTAGGCACACATTCCCAACACAAGCAACAACCCCCACAGAAACCCCAAAAGCCCAACGGGGGACAGGGAACGCAAAAAGCCCCCCCGCCCGGCACCTGAATAAACAGGTGGGGCAGGGGGGCTTTGCAGCCGGTCCAAATGGGGGTTTGCTCAGTAGGCATTCAAGCCTTGTGGCAGCCAATCGCACCGCAGGGGAATGGTGCGTGCATGGACCGGAGAACTTTAGGGCAGTCAGTAGGGGTTGGCCAGTACGGGGGTCACTGTGAGGATCACAGACGGCACCGCAGGCCGAACAGGGCCGGTGCGAGTCCCAACCGCATAAAGGGAAACATCGCCCGTGGTATCAGACCACATTACCTGCACATACTCATTGACCCCGGTGGTGCGGATCACCCAATTCCATGCCGCCACTTCCTCAGTGTTGTTGCCCTGCACCTTCACATCAGTGCATGACCGGGCTACGGGGCTGCCGTTCTGTGCCAACCAAATGGAAATTGTGCCAGTGCCGCCGGATGTTTTCCGCAACTGTGCGGAAAACTGCACATTCCAAACACCCGGATTGGACAACACCACCCGGCTGCCGTCAGTAATCGACACGCCAACGGCATCATCAGTTGTGTTCAATGTCATTGGCACGGCAGTACCGGCACCAACAGTTTGTGTTTGTGACGATGAGAACGCACCGAAATACCCCAACGAACCCGCAGGCCCTGCGACACCAGCGGCAACAACATCGTTGTTTGATTGCCGGACAACAACAGCACTGCCACCTGTGCGCAACGTCACCGTGTCCTGTTGAACAGTAAGGGCAACACTCACCGTGTCACATCCTGAACAACCCAAACCTGACCTGCCAACAACGTGGTCACCACACCGGCATTGGTTTCCTGACAATCCCAAACCGCGGTTTGTTCAGACAACGCCGCAGTGGTAGCGGTGCCAAGTGTGCAAGCAAACGTGCCTGCGGTGCCATTAGTGACAGCACAAGTAAACGTTGCCAACACTGCGGTTGACGCGGCACTGCTGCGAACCTGTGCCTGATAGGTGCGGCCCGTGATGTTGACGGCAGCACCGGCAGCATCTTGCAACGTGACAGTCACCGTTTCGGTGTCACCTGTGCGAACAGTCAACGGGTAATTTGCGGGGGAACCCATCAGGCAGACATCTTCCGTACAGGCTCGACCTGTGGCGTCTTCCGCACCGGCTCAGCAGTAGCAACAAGCGACGGCGAACCGGTAGGGCCAAACGGCAGCGAACTAATCGAAGTCAACACAGACAGCACCGCACCAGCCAACGCAGCCATGCCAATGGTCTGCCAATCAAGACTGAACAGGTCAGCACCAGTGGCACCAGCGACAGCCAACAACACCGACTGCACCGCAGTCTTTATTGCACGTTCAGCAACGCCACGCAAAAACACGGGGTTCAACATCAGATGTTCCAATCTTTTTTAGGGTAATCCTGCTCATCAGGGAATTCGTAATCATCCGGGTCATACGGTTCAGGTTCATCAACCGGCACCGGGATCGTCTCGGGATCAATCACAATCGTCATCGTCATCCCAATCATCAGCATCATCAGAATCGTCAACGTCATCAGGGCGGTTCAACACAGTCCAAATGCCGTCAAGGTACCCGCAGCAATCGGTAATTGAATCTTCAATCATTGCCGGGGATTCAAACGCCAAACCGGAATGCAACGCGTGCGCAATCCTGCACAGTTTCATGGTCGCCATAAAAAGCAGCGCGTACTCAGGGCACATTTCAACCGGGTCACCATCACACAACGCGTTCCAAGTATTAGAAACCCGCAGGTAATCTTCAGCAAAAGGCCCGTACTGGTTGTTCCGGTCCCCGTGCGTGAGCGCAAAAGCATTCAGCAACGTTGAACCAATTTCATTGTCAACGTATTCAAACAGTTCATCATTCATTGCGATCCCCTGCGATCAGTAGTTATCGGTTATCGCGTAACCGTTCACATGGTTCAAAATTGTGGACGGTTACGCAACTAAACTATTCAGTAAATGTGTTGCATAAATTTGGACAATGGTTTGCCTTCAAAACGTCGGCACAAATAATCAAGGCTAACAAACATCGGATCGTAAGAACCGTTTTCAACCTGATGTTTCACAATGATGCCGCGCCAATGATCGTTGCCTTGTGGCCCTAAGTATTTTTCGGAATGCAAATACGAACTGCCGGCAATCAAAGCGTGTTGTGAACGCCCCGCAACAAACCTGATTGCGTAATCCAAAACCTGTTGATGGCCCATCGTGAAACTGTGGCCCACCTGTTTCAACCGTGTAGTGGCATTGCCCCCATACGGTCTGCCCGTCATGGGGTTAGCCCAATAATGCGCGTACCAGACACCATCAATGTTGATGGGTTGCAGGAACGGCACAACCTGCCAACCGTGATCTGCGTAGTTCAGATCATCCAAACTGATGATGCCATCCAAATGCGCCGCATTGCTATCAATGGCGCGTTGTATGCGGTGTTCATGGTTGCCGTGCAACATGACCAGTTCAGGGCGGTATTGCTTTTTGCTTTGCTTGGCTTTCTGCCGGTTGTGCTTTTCCATAGGTTCACACAACACATCAAACGCTTTGTTGGCAGCGTCAACGTCATCACGGTAACGGCGACCTTCAAAATCCTTTTTGCCAACATCCCAACTGGACAGGCTAGGGCCATCGAAATGGTCACCCAAATGCACAACAACGTCAGGTTGCTTTTCGACTATGTAGGCACCGATCCAACCCAACGCATCGTTAGGTGTACCCGGCTTTGCTTGCGTGTCGGGGATCACCAAATGTGTGCGCGGCTTTTGTTCTGTCATGCCCTTGCCCGTTCTTTAGACGATAGGACTACCAGCGCCGCTTGCCGCGGTGATGGATATTCTCATGCCTGTCAAGGCGTGCGTCAAGCTTTCCAACCTTGTTGTCAACACGTTCAACTGACTGGTGCAAATCAAGCAGCCGGTCACGAACATCAACCACAACCTGCCGGTTATCTGCGTGCTGTTCGGTGTTCTCATTTCTTAGGCGCACTATCTGCACAACCAGTGCAGTGATGGCACCCAACACAAGGCTGATGCAGGTGAGGATTGCCACCCATTCAGCGGCACCAAAACCCGGTGAATCAACAATTTGCGCAAACATGGTTCATGCCACCAACACGTTCCAAGTCTGCGTGCCAACAATGCCGTCAACGGCAAGGCCACAATTGTGTTGGAACTGCCGGGTTGCGTTGTCCGTTGCCGGGCCAAACACACCATCAGCAACCAGCCAATGACCCTTGTTGTTCAACAGGGTTTGCGCGACCTTCACCGCATCACCTTGCGAACCGGCACGCAGTACCTGTTGCCGGGCTGAGTCCAGCGCCTGCAACCACGGGTTCGACGGGGACACGGCAGGCAGGTTGTTCAGGAACACAAACAGGTCATGCGTTGCACTTGCCGTGAGTGGCCCCCAAATGCCGTCTGCGGGCACGTTCAGGTTGGTTTGCCACTGGAAAACCGCGGCCTGTGTTTGTGGCCCGTACACGCCATCCTGTGGGGTGCCAACAACCTTCTGAATATCACGCACCTTGTCACCAGTTGACCCCGGGCCAAACACCGAACCCGCAGGGTCAGGTGTCGGTTCGGTGGGGACAGGTGGCACGGCAGGCTGCTGCCCACTGTGCCGTTCAATGGCTTGCAGTAGCAGCGAGTCAAACACCCAACGGTCAGCCCTGCGTGACCACGCATCAGACCTGTCTGATGGTTGCACGTCACCGTGATGGGCTAAGCCCGGGCGGTTCTTCACATCGTCACCAATGAACTGTGACGCTGCCGCAACATCAACATTGTTGCGTTCCCAAAACGCCACGATTTCTGAACCCATGCGATCAATTTCCAACAGGGTCAACGGGTTGGTTCCGTCAAGGTCAGATGACCTTGCGGCAATGGCAATCATCCAACACGCAGAATTGAACCCCGGGGTGGCCACACCAAAAGCGGTGTACTCATCAGGCATCATCGCAACACTGGAATCAGTATCAACAATCATGTGGTAGCTGCCCGGGTCGGAACGGCGAGAAATGAAACCGGCAGTGTTTTCTGCTGCGGTGTCGCCACCTGAACCTTCAGTTGTGTGGATCACCACACCACCTGACAGTTCACGGTTCCGTGTTGTGTAGAACTGTGGGGTGGCAGGCGGATGGTCGAGCAGGTAGTAGCTCATCAGACCGGCGCGCCAGATGGGCCAATGTCTTCAATCAGAAGTGACTGACGGATCACGGTATCGACGTTTAGCGTTGCTGTACCTACTGCCGATGTTCCAACAAGACGGACTGTGCGTGAAGACGTAGCAGCTGACGTGAAGTAGATAACGCCGGTGAACGTGATCGGCGTGGTTCCTGCTGTAACGACACTGACCCAAGTCGAACCGACAACCACCCCGTTGTCCTGAATTGCGTACTGCCCAAGAACGCTGGTGCCCGACTGGTTGATCTGAAAAGTCGCCTTGTAGCGGCGGTTTGCAACTAGCGCCACAGTTCCGGTCAGACCAGTAACAACCGTTGACGAAACCATGTTCTGTGTTCCGGTGCTGGTGTTCTGAAGGAACGTGCTGTACCCCCACGGAGCGTTCCAACCCGGACCCCTACGCCAACTGGTCCCGTTGTAGGTGTACAAACCTTCGTTTTCATCGTTGCTTCCAATGTACGCGACCAGGCCATCTTCAAGCGAAGCAGACAACGCTGAGTCACGCGCGGCGGTAGTTGCGAAATACATTACGGACTGTTCCTGCAGATAGTTGTTGACATCAGAAGCAGTCAGAACCGCTCCCGCTGTAAACGTCTTGAAACCTGAACCCATTTCATTTCCTCCTGCTAGTAGGCAAGTTTGTTGGTGTTCAACACACCAAAGTTGTTGTTGTCAAGAATAAAAAAACCGGAATAGAAAGTTGCTGATGATAGCCCCAACGTCACACTCCACGTTCCAGCCGTGATTGTGTGCGCTACGGACTCAACAAAGCAGTCACGTTCCACAGCAGCACCACCACCGGGGACAGCGAACTTAACTGTCACACGGTCACGGATCTTCCGTGACAGAAGATCAGGGAACAACACATCAGGGTCACCCTGTGGCGTAAACCTGATTTCTTCCGGGCGCAATTCAGGATTTGCGTACTGAGACGCAAGGAACAAAGCGAGACCAGATGCCTGCTCCTGTCCATACGTTGTGTCTGATCCAACTATGGAAACAATGGGGACATCGATTGTCAGCGTGCGCGCACCGTACAGGGACACAGACTCAGCATTAGCAACAACAACAGTTGTTCCCGTGAGAGCTTCACCACCAGCAGCGGTAGTCACCTTCCGGTCAACACGAACAATGTTGTAGATTAGGGAATCATCGTACACAATTGATGTGTCAATGAACTTCTTCCCTGCAACATCCGTGGTGTCATAAACAGACTGAACCGTGATACAGCGAGGTTCAGAGATAATAGAATTTCGGTCATCAAAGATGATTGTTCCGTCATCGTCAACGTAGATTGCGCCGGAGTCAGCTTGTGCTGCTTCCTGCAACATTTCAATTGGTGTCTTTGACGCGTCCTGTGGTGCAAGGTATGTCACGCCATCGTCAATGTGGCGAAGGTTGTCTGGCCATCCGATAGCGTCAAGAATCGTTGTGATCCTGACACCGGGAAGGTCAGTGCCTGACCCAATCACAGGTGTGGTTTCAGTACCAGCGGAAACATTGATTGCACCGGTTGTCCCTGAACCAGTCACATCAATTGATGACGGGGCATACCCGCCACCATCTGACGGCTGAGACACACCAATGTCATATGAAGTGGTACCGCTTGACGTGATGCTTGCTGACGATGGCAAACCACCAATCACATTTGACAACGATTTGAAAGCATCCGAACACGCAATGGTTGCAGTTGCATCACCAACACCTGCGTCAGAATAGTTGAACGTCCAAGAATCAATTGAGCCACGGAAGATGGGGTAGGTGACACCGTTCCAAGTTGCCCGGATGATCACCGGGATTGAAGGTACAACACCGGTCACACCAACAGTTGCGTTGTAATACGGTGAAGCTGTGTTGGTTGGATCAAATGAGCGATCAAGATTGTCTAGAACAACAGACGCTGTCCCCGTTCCGAACCGTTCCAACGCGCGTCTACGCCCACGCGAAGTGGACAAACTACGAATAGATGAACTGATGTCATAAAAGAACGCACCATCACCAAGGGTTCCAGTATTGAGACCGGGACCAACATCCAACACCAATCGTGTTCCCGTGTTCCCACCAACAACAGAAGGTGCAAACAGGACTTGAATGGTGGGCATATTGGTGAGGCTCATGGGACAAGGACCGTTGCACCACGACGGTTAGCGCGCGCTATGGCATCAATGACAACACGTTCAATTGCGTCAGGGTCACCAGCAACCGTGTTGATATTGACAACGATCTGCTGACCACCACCCAAACCATTGCCACTGAACAACGCTTTTTGTTGCTGCGGGTTCAGGATCATTTCGTTATCGTGCAGCACGGCAAGCCCGGAACCGCCGCCCATCGATGTGTTGAATATTCCACCATCAGCAAACTTAGGCAGTCGGGGGGCACTGACAGTTTTACCCCCAAGAACTGGAACCCAACCGGGAACTGTCCATGACAGTCCACCAACCGTGTTGTTCCATGCATCAGAAATCAAATTGAACGCTGTTCTAAACGGCAAATAAATCACATCAGCAATGTTTGTAAACACGGTGCCAATGATGTCCTTAGCGGTTTGGAAAAAACCCCAAACGGTTGCAATGCCGTTTTTGATTTTTTCAAACACGGCACTGATGAATCCCCAAGCGGCACCAATGGCACCGGTTATTGCATCCCATACGGTTTGCACAACCTGCCACAAAAATTGGTAATAGAACACAACAATTTGAATGCCAATTTTGATGCCGTCCCAAATCACTTGAATGACAGTCCAAGCAGCATCAATTGCGCTGACAATGCCAGACCAAACATTTTGTGCAACATCCCAAAGGAATTGCATTGCACCCCAAATTGATTGAACAGCAACAATCAGCGCATTCCAAACCGTTTTCAGAACAGACCACACGACTTGAACTACTGTTTGAATTCCTGACCAAATCGTTTTCCAATTAGCCCATAACCATTTGCCAACAGCAACCAGTGCAAAAATTGGCAGAATGATTGGCCCGCCAAGTATGGCAATGATCGCGGCGATTGCTTTGTGTCCCATTATCCATGTCCAAACCTGATCCCAATTTGTCCAAAGATAAATTACGGCAGCAACCATTGCAGCAATCGCAAGCCCAATGATGACAAAAGGCGCACCGGCTGCAATCGTTGCAGCAGCGGCAGCAATCATCCCAACGGTGTAAGCAGCTAATGCAACAAGCATCACGCCACCCAACACCCCGGCAACAATCATCATCACCGTTTTGTGTTCCATCATCCAGTTCGTGAGGTTTTCAACAATGGGACCGATGCGGTCCATTGCGTCACCAATCGCATTGAACACCTGTGTTGCCACAGGTTCCAACGCAACAAAGACCCTGTTCTTTAGCAGGGTCAGTTTCTCACCAAAATCTTGTGTGTCTTTGCCTGCACCAATGATGGTGTCACTACCACCTTGCAGACCGGCAAGCATGTCTTGATAGGATAGTTTGCCCTCACGGATCATTGCCGCAAACTTTGGGCCTGCCTTTGCGCCAAACGTATCCAACGCAATACCAGCAGCATCAACATCAGTTGGTGCGTTCTTGATTGCATCAAACGTTTCATTGAAAACAGTTGTGGCATTTTTGCCGTTCTTGGCAGCAACAGCCAATGACTTTGACAGGGCAGGCATAACATCACCCGCATCAATACCGGCCTTGCCTAGCGTGGCAAGGAAAGCTGCGGACTGGTCAAAGTCCAAACCAACAGAACGCAGAACAACACCGGCACCTGACATTTGTGTTGACAGATCGGCAACAGAAATGCCTGACTGCTGAGACGCACGGAACAACAAATCAAGTTTGCTTGACTGGTCACCGGCAGACACACCAAAGTTTTGCATGACATTGGTGATTGATTCGACGTTGCCCGCAAGTTCCGTTCCTGTGATGCGCGACAGTTCCAAAGCCTGTTCAGACAGCAGTTGCAACGGTTGCCCGGTCAACCCAAGTTTTTGATTGAACACGGTGATTGCAGTACCGGCATCACCAAACGATGCGGGCACCGCACTGGCAACCGCTTTCATATCGTTTTTCAACTGATCCAACACAGGACCGGTTGCCCCGGTGCCCGTGCGAATCGCATCAAACGCTTCATCAAACGATGAACCGATTTTGTACAGCCCAACACCTACAGCACCAGCACCGGCAAGGATGCCAAAACCAACAGCACCCATTGCTTTTGATGTTTTGCCAATGGTGTTTTCTGTTGCCTTGCTGAATTTGTCCAGTTCGTCAGTGGCTTTTTTCAGTCCCTTGCGTTCAACTGCGTTTGCAGCAACGATTCGTATTCTTTGATTGTGGCAACAACCTTTGTGCTGACGGTTGCGTCGCCACCGGCTTCGTCCCATGCACGCCAAATCAAACGTGGTTTGCTGGTGTGTGTTTTTTGTATTGCATCAATGAACGCGGTTTTGGATGGACCGAACCCCGCTGTTTCAAACGCTGCACCCGGTGCGCTGCTGTTCGTGATTTTCCATGCCGCTTGTGTAGCTGAACCCTTTGACCGTTTGCCGCCTTGACGTACAGCAATGCCACGTTTGGCAAGTGCTGGATTCCAAAACGGCAAACGCCCGGGCATGTAGCGTTCACCTGCGTCCCCGTAATTCCAGCCCGACAAAGGCTGTTCAGGCACCAACGATTTTGCACGCTTCGCAATTGGGTTCAACAACGCTTTGATTGTTTTGTCCATTGCTTTGCGTAGCTCAGGGTCAACTGATTTCATCAACACTTTTGTTTCACTGTAGTTGTACAGCGACACTTCCAAATCCCAACCTGACCGGCTGGAACTTGCAGGCATAATTGATGACGGTTTTTGCCTAGCCATATTTGACCCTTATCGTTTCGCGTCCCTTGCCTGTTGTTTCAACAAACCAACTATTGCAAAAAAAATGTCAGGTGGTGTGTCTAACAAATCAACCGGGGAAATGCTGGTCGCAACAGCGACCTGTGCGACCAGCATTGTCATGGATTCGCCAAAGGGACGCGTTCAACCTCGGCTGCTTCGATGCTGTCAATGCTGGTCAACCATTCATCAAACGGTTTCACAACGTGACCTGCAACATGCGAGGCTTTCCACGCGGCCCAACAAAGTGCTTCATAGGATGCTGATTCGCCAAACAACTGTTGCATGCCTTTGCCAAACTGACGTTCAGCAGAAACAATCACCAGCGGTGTGACGTTCACATCAAACGCTTCACCCTCAGAAGGGATGACCCGTAAGCGCATTAGCGCGGCCATGACTAGGCGGTCGCCTTCGCGATGGTGCCGTCAATCGGCCATGTGATACTTGCCGTTGTAAGCTCCCCAACCTGCGCATCAAGTGGCATCCATTCAGTGACAAGAACGTTGAACGTGTACTTGGGGTTAGCGGTTCCAACAGTGGTTCCGGCGGGCAGAACAATCACCTGTGCGGTGCTGCCAAGCAGCGCGTACAGGGTCTGTTCAACGTTGCCTGTACCGGTGTAATCATTGTTAAAATCAAACGCTGCACTGCTGTCAGCGAGACCAGCAACACGGCGCTTGGCAGTGTTGCCAAACGTGGTTGTTTCGATTTCCGCACGCGTTGTAGAAAGCGTGACTTTGGTGATGTGCTGCGACAGATCAACGCCACCGATACTGACGGAAGCGTTCGTGATTACCTGAGCCATTTTGGTCAGTCCTTTTCATTGATGACGGGTGCAACCTTCGTTGCTTTGGATACTGGCGTGATATGTCCTGCACCAATGAGGTGCTGCACATCTACTGCGGCGAGGTCATCATCTGTGATGATGCTGCCGGGTTCGTGACAAACCACATTGTGGTTGCCAACGATTTTGTATTCGTTCACTTTGTTCCCTCTCTAGACGTGAACATTGACGTTGAATTCGCAGGTGACATATGCGGCATCACCAACAGTTAGCGGGCGAACTGAAATCATTTCTTCAACAATGAGTGTTGAACATTTGCCGCCAAGTTTTGGGTCACTTTCAATTGCGGCACGCACAGATTGCGCACCGTCATATGAAAGCCATGCGTCCAACTGGCGTTGTGCGCCACGGTCACCCATGCGCCCTGCAATCAGTGAAATCACATAACGCCATTCAGACAGCCCGCCACCCATTGCCCGGTGATAGGTCACCGTTTGCAACTGGATCACTGCCATTGGCGGGGCGACCTGTTCCGGCAAATGGTCTGCAACACGCAAACCGGGGATGGTTGCCAAC